ATTTTTAGCCAACTCAGCTAGTATAGGTACTCATGCAACAGTGAAGTCTCTTAGCTCTCTTCCCGTTAACTTCCCCTGTGCTATTACTTGTCCATAATTAAGTGCTAATCTTTCAAGAGGTACAGATAATCAAGCAGATACATCTCATAAAGATTTTAGAGTTGGCAATAAATCATCAGACGCAATACCCATCGCTAATAATTGTTTAGCGTTTTGTCTAATACCAGTCAATTCAAATGGAGTTTTTGCTGCGAAAGCAGAAAGTTCTTTTAGTTTTATATCAGCTTGTTCAGCACTACCTAACATAGTGGTAAATGCTATCCTAGCTTGCTCAAGATTTCCTGCCAAAGTAATAACTCATTTAGCAACAGCTTGTATTCCTGCAATAGCTCAAACAGCAACTAATGCTTTCTTTAACTGCTCTCACATTTTTTTTGCTCAATCTCATAGTTGGTTAAATTTTGTTTGTAGTCTACTCAAATCTTTATCTCAAGTATTTACATAATTTCTTAGCTGTCTTTTTGCCTCAGTCAGATCGCTTGAAAGTCTATTCGTTTTTAACTGTGCCTCTAATGTAGCGTCTCTATCTCAAGACTTCTTTGCATCCCTAAGTAATTTTCTTGATTTAGATAGCGATAGTTGTAGTCAAGCAACATCTAATTCTAGTTTTTGTAATAAAACAGGGTCAAGCTCTTTTTGAACATCTCTAGCAAACTTTTTAATATTACCTTCAGCATTATTTGTTTTTACCGTTACTTCAATTGGTGCTTCCAGTTCCTCTATTTGTACTACCATTTTTTGCAAAGTATTCATCTAAAAATTCTTTTGTAGGTCACTTCCTTGCGTAATCCATCAACTTCCTGTTTTCCTCTCTCTCGTTATACTTATCTACCATCGCTTGTCTATTGTATATTGTGGTTTTAGGATTCAACCTATAATTACTAAACCTTATTCATTCCACCATTCGTTCATACTGCTCTAGCGTATATCAATCTAATAAGTCCTTAGGTCAGCTTATACCGTATTCTTTACAGACATACATCATAGTAGAGCTAAGCAACATCTTGTCATCTGACGAATCCTCGTCTCTTATCCTTACATTCTTGTATATAGTTTCGTGGTTTCTGTTTAGATTATTCCATACCCTATCAAATACCAAAGTAGGATTATCCATAAGAAATGCAATGTATTTTTGTTTACTCTCTTTTTCTAATAGTACCTCTAAACTATCTATCAAAAATCATTCTAGTCGTTGCTCTAAATATCATTTTACGCTATAATTGTTCATCATAATCATAGTATCTTTGATTGTATTTTGTTCATATTTCAAAATACACCCACCCATTGGAGTATGGATAGGTGTACTAAATTTGCGTGTGACTGGATAATCATAGTACATACGCTATAATTTATATATTAAACAGCTACATCTTCATAAGAGAATATAACTTGTCCTCCTAATGCTCCTTGTAGTGATACAGGACTTCCTGTTAGTTCTGAAGTCGATAGGTTTATGAACGCTTGTGTTAGTTCAGCGTTAGGGTAATGTTTTACAAAGTAGTATGTGTATGTTCTTGTCATTGCTGTAGATCAATCCATAAACGGGATAGGACAAGATACGAATTTATATAATCCGTAAGGTATAGAAGTCTTCTCATAATTGTATCAAGTAATCTGACCTTCCATAACATCATAGTCGTATGCTATTTCAATATCTCCGAATGTTTGTGCTGTGATAGGGATTATATAAGTTAATCCACCTTCTTGGTAAATAGAGTAATCTGTGTCTAATACCAATGTACTAGGTCATGCTGTTTCTGTAACCACGATAGTTCATGTATCTACATTGTTAGGGTTAGCTAACAAAAGAGGTACTCACAGATCCCAAGACGCAACAGTTTCTCCTGTTATATTTACAGTAGAAGCTACTACATTACTAAGTATAATACCAAACATATCAGCAAAAGCTGTTAGGTTACCCGTATCCACCCAATCAAATGTAACAGTAGCTAATTTCTCAGCACTTCTATCGATCTCTCCTGCTCAACAGTTATCTACGATAGTTACTGTTTCATTTTCAAGAGTATGAGTCGCTACCCAATTCTTGATAAATCATACAGATGTAAATGTTAGTCAATCCAATACATTCCTGATCGCTAATTGATTAGAACCTGCAGCGTTTTGTACAGGGATAGTAGGTGCGGCAGATAATCCTCAAGGGAAATAATAGAAATCTCCTGCTCTAGTTAGTTGGTTTTCTGTAAAAGCCATGTTTATAATATATAATAGATAAAGGGTTTAACAATCTTTGCAATCTTTTTTCTTTCTTCTTCTTTTCTTCTTTGTTGTAGTTGTGTTCTCTTCCTTGTCTTTACAACAATCACAAGGAGCAGTAAACTTAGCTAATGATGATGTGTAATCTCAATCAGGTATCTCCATAGTAGATCCGTTTTGATAAGTTTTACCTTTGTAGTTTAAATTCTGACATATAACTTTTAGTTTCATACGGTCTATTAAATAATAAATAGCCTACTTTCTATATATACATAGTAATACTATATGCAAGACCTTTTTATTGTCTAGCCGAATATAATATATCGTATGTTTTAACCTTAATTGGTCTGTTCTTATTCGTATATCACATAGGGCTATCTCTCCTAGATGTTATGTTTTGTATTCTTACATCATCTATTTGGTCTATACTATCACATATATATGTTATTAGTTCCTCGTCAATGATATTAATTACATCATCTACAACGCTTTCATCTAATCTTGTTGGGTCGTTGGACGGTCAAACAACATATATATTTAGTTCACATTTACGGATCGCCTCTCAATAATTATCAAACTCAGTATTATTGCTATTTGTGCAATCAAAATACATATACGCTGTATCAGGTACTCAATCCTCGTTGGGTTTATACGAGAAAATAGTAGCTACATTCGTCACAGGAACAAGCGTAGACATATATGTATATATATTCTTGGGTGTTATTTGTTTAATCATCTATTCAAAGAATTAACAATAAGGTCTATAGTCTGTTGCTTAGTATCTTCCACAGTACGGTTCATAACCCTAGCACCTACACCACTATATATAACAGTAGAGCTATTTCTAGGTGGTCACTTATGTCGATTAACAGGTGTCTTTCTAAATCAGAACTCTACTCCAAACGCATGCTCGCTATCATTTATATTTGCTCACTTAACGCTGTTTCAAGATATAGTAGCCTGCTTAGTCTTATGTGACCTTATGTAATCGCCAGTATCTGTAGGACTTATCACTTTCATTGTTTCGTTTCTTAGTTTCAATGCCTTATCTATTCAAGACTTAACATTTCTAAGATAGAAGTTAGATATAGATGTATTGGATAATAATATTTTAACCATTCCATACCTTTATTGTTAAAGCTATGTTATCTATGTCTCAATGTAAGTTGGGATATTGGATAGTATCAAGGATAATGTAGCTTCCCATTGGAGAGCCGTTGCGTTCAAAGAGCTTAAGATAATCTCAGGGTATTATGTCCACATACTGTCATTTTACATTCGCTGTGTAACTCCTTGCGTCTTCTTCTAATGCTCATATTCATTCTTTGAAGTTGCTTTGCTTTACTCTCCAAAAAGCACAAGGTATTTCTGTATAGATTACAGATTGTGTAGCTTTGGTTCCTCAATCAACTATTGATTGTGATACTCTATTTATCGTACAAGTCTTATCGTAGAAATAATCCATCATTATATGATACTACACAGGTGGTAAAATAGACAATACATTGAACAGTCAAGTTGTTTCCATAAGTCATTGTAACGAAGTTATATCATTTGCCATTCAATCTCTATCAGCAAATGTAAATGACCTATCTCACAGTTTGTAACTCTTGACATCAAAGCCATTCTCTTTTGCGTATAATCATTCTACCATAAGAGTCTGTAAGAATCATAAGAACTCATACTCAGAACTTCAACTAACATACCCACAAATAACCTCTATAGGAAACTTTGGGAAGCTATTAGGGTTAGTGTTGTAGTCTCAAAAATCTTTGATATACAATACACTATTGTATGGTGGAAGTATTTGGTAGTCTGTATCTAATACACCTGTGTATGCTATATTGTTTATATTTGTGATAGCTGTGATATTACGAGCCAAAATTCTTATAAAATAGCCGTCATAGAAATCACAAAAAGAGATATAAAAAACTCTAGCACCTTGTGTCAAATCTCATAAATAAACATCTAAGATAGCTTTAGTCTGTGCAAGATACATATCTATTCTTGTGTCGCTATTGTTATCCGTTATGCCTAAGAATATTTTAACATCAGCTAGAGTTGTGTACATCTCTTCTATGTGTTATATATAAATAACTATTTTTTATCTTTCTGCTCTTCCTTTATTTTCTTTTGTAATCGTTCTATATCGTTCTTCTTATTGTTTGGCACATCATCGCCTGTAATTTCTTTATACTCTATCTGCACTTTCTCTAAATCGCTAAGTTCTACTTCAGCTTCTTCTTCCTCTTTTGATTCTCATTTTTCAGCAAGTGCGTTCTTTAGCTTTATGATAGTTTCTTTATTTGTATTTATAATATCCTCTAAAGCACTATTCTTTTCGCTAAGAGTGTTTATATTTCAAGCTAATATCTTATTCTCTTCTTGAACTACGGATAATTGGTTTCTTAAAGATTCTTTATCTTTATTTACTCATTCTATCTTATCACTATCACTCTCTACTTTCATAAAGATATGTCAGTAATTAGACAATAATCATTTACCTACCAATTCATTAACTTCAATACTCTTTCAAGGTCATACTTGGACATTGCGACCCAGTACTTCAACTCATATATGCTGTTCTTGTGTACGGTTCTTTAATATCATTCTCATATATTTAAGATTAAAAAAAGGAGGTAAGGTAGGCGTAACCCACCTACCCCCTTATGGTAACTATCTTTGTACTACTGCTGTAGCAACAGACGGTCCAAATCCTGCTTCTCTTGAAGCAACATTACAACCTGCTCGCATTGATACATCAAATATGATTTGTTGTGAATCTTCGTGCATTACTATTTCCATATCTCTACCAAACACAATCTGTGGTGCAGCTTTGTGGATAAGAGATAATTGATTGAAGTCATTAGCAGCTCCAACTCCTTGCTCTACCTTACCACTAACACCAACAAATGATGGGTTATGTTTAGCTGTGTAGAATCTGATTCCTTCAGGAGCCATTACTTGTCCTCCTATTGTATTAGTTGGGTCGTTGAATTTCTCCATAGTAGAGTATTCAGCAAGTCCTCTAATCTTAGTAGCAGTCTTACCATTACCGATCCAAAGAAGATTGTTATAGTCATCAAGATAGTCAGACAATCTATCCATAGTAGATAGAAGCGTTCCTCTTGTGAATGCAACATTACCTCCAACGATTCCGTCAACATCTTCGATACCGTTGTATCTAATACCTTGATCACCACCTAAGTAGTAAGCGTCAGCAGGGATAGTTCCAGTAGTTGGAATATCGTAGAAGTTTACATTAGCTGTAGCTTCAACATCTTTAGTCAATCTATCATCAGCGTTGATAATATATGCTTCAAGTGTTCTTTGTGCAGCCAAAAGGATTCTGTTCTGTACGAAACTATAGAAGTTTTGTCCTCCCATAATAGCATCGTGCATTTCCTTTTTAGTTATACCTACCTTAGTTCTGAAAGATTTAATCTTAACGGCAACATTACCAGTAGCTACTGCGTTATCAGTAGTAACATCAACAAGAGTTTGTGAACCTGTAGGTTCAGTAGCTGTATTCATTAGTCCAGCTTCTCCGTAGATAGCTACATTAACAGTATCTCCTTGTTTCTGTCCATGATTAGACGGAAGCAATGGAAGAAGTCCTGGCATCTGTGAAATCATAGAATACATTTCATCAGTTCGTACTTGTCCAACAACTGCTTCAGCACCATATCCTACATTACCTGTAGACATAGTTTCGTCTGGTCAAGAGTTTGTCTTTACATTAACAAGACCACCGTTAGCTTCTCTGTTAGCTTTTGATTTTTCTACTGCGTTCTTGAAAGACTCTATTGCTTCAACCGAATCAGTATTCATTAACTTAGCAGCCTTTTCAATAGCATTTAACATTGATTGATTTACTTTACTCATAATAATTTAATTTTAATATAAAAGTTTATTCTGCTCTTTTGATTCTATTCTCAAGAATCGTTTTCTTTTTATCACCGTTAGCGTTAGCCTCAGCGTCAAAAGAAAGTCATAGAGATATTACATAATCGTTAGCCATCTTGATAAGTTTGTCCTTATCCTCCATAGCGTTAGACATGTTTACTATTGTTTCCTCTGCTTTTTTCAGCAAAGACTTATGCTCTTCTAACTCGTTTGTTAGTTGAGTAACCATATCATTTTCAGATATGTTATTATCTTTTACCTCTTCCCCCTTGGCAATTTCAGCCTTGTTTTCAGAAGTATCTTCGGGAGTCTGGTCTTCTTCTTCAGTTGTTTCTTCCTTAGTTTCTTCTTCTGCTTCTTCTTCAGTAACTTCTTCAGTAACTTCTTCCTCTACTTCCTCTACTTTATCTTCATCATTAGTTTCAACAGATTCTACTTTGTCTTCCACTTTCTCATCTGTCTTTTCTTCAGTAATTTTCTCTTCAGTTTCTTTTTCTTCTACTTTGTCTTCTACTTTGTCTTCTTCATTAACTTTAACATCTTCTAACTTTTTGTCTTCAGCATTTTTTTTCATCTCTTCTAATTTATTAATTAAAGGTGCGTGTCTGTTTAACGCATATTTACCTATCGCATTTGGTAATGCAATAGCTTTTTCGTTAGAACCAATAGTAACCAAACTATTCTCGATAGCTTGTGCCTTAGTAACTATATATGTATATAGATCACTTCCTCACATAAAAGCAGACCATACATTCTCCCATCAAAACTTCTCCATAGCGTCTTCTATAGAATATACTTTACCTGTTTTGTTGTCTTCGATTCCGTCTTCTTCAGTAATATGTCCAGTACTTATAGCACTAATATATCCATTCTCTACTTGGTATCTTGTCTTGTCGTCTAATGTGTTCAGATCGACAAAGAACAGTATATTCAAACCATCATTATTAATATCAAACTTGATAGCCTTACCTATACCTCCTGTTGAAGCGTTATGTTGCAACAAGATTATAGGGTTGTTCATGTAGTTTGTGAAATCCCAACCGTTTGGGTCTATCTTATAGCCGTTCCTATTCTTACCACCTTTCTTGTATGCTTGTGAAGCCAATCACTTAAATATCATTATGTTCTCTCCTGTTGGTACATCTATCTTAGTCTCTATAGCGTTCTTTGTGAAATCATCTAACGCTTCTTCCATATTCTCTTTACTGATTGAGTTAGCAACCATATTAAAGAAAAATCCATTGTCATTAACAAAGTCCTTTAGCTCTTTTTTATCTCAAAAGTCCTCTAATTTTTTATCCATAAGCAGGTATAAATATATAAAGCCTATCTTCTTATTAACTAATCCAAACGATATTACAATACTTTTTTATTCTACCGTCTCCTCCTCTTTCTTTGTGCTGTTAGATACTCAACCTATAATAGAAAACATATTCATATCCTCTTCAGTAGCTTCTACCATATCAAATTTCTGTCTATATTCGTTAGGAGTTATCAATCATTTCTCCCTCTCTTTTATTCATAGTTCCTTATCTTTATATATATTCTTAAATTCTGCGTTCTTTAGCTTTATATAATATTGAAATGTTGGGTCAATAAATTTCTTGTATACTGCTGTTATGAAATCAGAGAACATATAACCGTATGCATCTATCTGTTCGTTACCTTGTGTGATTGTCGTTACCTCAACCTCTCCGTAAGAGCCACTATCTTTTTGTAAACCGATCAATCTAGAGTCTAACATAAATACTGTAGACAAACTAGCGTCGTTATCTTTCCTTAAATTGATAAGGTCTAAATCCACATTAGATAAATCCAGGGTCTTTATATCGTTAGCTACATAAGAAGAGTGATATTTACCTGTATTGTCAGGTCAGCTATACTTCTTATCCCATTCAGTATCAAACTGTTTCTTTTTCTCAGGTCAATCTTGTCACTTGAACGCTTCAGGATTCAACATAATAAACAAATTTGGTTGTGCATTATTCTTAAAGAAATACATCTGGGTTCTACTCGCTTCATCATTAGTTATAGCGTCCATAACTACAGAACGATACAAACTCTCTCCTCTATATACACAATCTATATCTCTATATGCTATGTAATCTACAATCTGTGTAGGAAATATAGTCTCCATTCAGTATTTAGATTTATATTCATACGATACAGGGTTGTCATACTTATCTGTCTTAATTGACATACCCCTACCATCTAACAACTTTATCCAATCATCTGTGCTAGCCAATAATCAAAATCAGTTTATCTTTGTAGGTACAGCAAATACCTGCCCATTAGCAAACGCTTGATCAAAGAACTGTTTGATAAACTCATTCATCTCGTGTTTCCTTCACACATAAGAATATAATGTTTCTAATACTTTCCTCTGCTCTGATTCAGAAATCTCGTTCTCTTCATAATCTATAACAGAAAATCATTTAGCTCCAACCATCTGCGAAATCTTTTGTGTGTAAGAGAACGCCATCTTGTTTGTCTTATGTACTCTATACATTGTATGTCTATCTATATTGATTCTACCACAAGAGGTTATATCCTGTCATACATATTGGTATCCTCTATTCGATACATTAGTGATAAAATTATCTTCAGTCTTTACTTGTTTATTATCTCATATAGTGAATGTCTTCCCTAAGAAATTGAATTGCATAACTCATAACAAGGAAATAAAAGCTCATATTGTAAATAACTTTTGTAGATTGATATGCAAGAGATTTTATGTTTATGCTACAATTACCCATTCGTTCTCTTCTTCCCAGAAACTTAGCATAAGTGAATCCACCATATCATCAAATTCTCAATTAGGGAAAGCCAACAACTCCTCTATCAAGTCTTCACATCATTTGGTGTTGAAGAATATATTGCCACTCTCAAACTCTCATTGATACTCCAACAACCTCGTAACCTTATCTCTATTAGTTTTTATTGGATTGACTGCCATGTGTTCTTCTTTTAGATAATCAGCCAACACTTCTTGGAACGCTACGGTCTCAACATTCAACGATATGTTATCTGTATGAGAGCCTCGTTTATTGTACAACTCTTTTGCTACCTTAATCTGATTCCTCATTCTTTTAGCTTGTCATTCAAGCTTAATAGATTCTAACACATACTTCTTTCATTCGTCCCATCAAGTAACTGTCATACCAACTCTATCGCTCTCTGTCTTCTTCGATATTGCTGTATCTATACCTATCCTTACCTTATCGAAATAGAAGCCGTCTACATTTACCTTATTTATTAAATGTAATGGAACAATAACCATTCATCTCACATATGGTTGCAATAGATAGTTCTGTCCAAACGATATACTACCCAACCTCTCACGCTCTTTCTCTAACGAAACATACATAAAATGAGGGTTCTTAATTCATTGGTTCTTCTCCTCTGCTTCAGCGTTAGTCTCAACAAACCTATCCCATACTATCTTTCAATCTTGGTCGTATATTGGTTGTCTAATAATAAGCCAATCTTCATCGTTCTCAAAATGTTGTCTAAGTCTTGGGATAAGTCAGTCTTCATAAATCGTGTTACCAAGAACTATAAGCTGTGTGCTAGGATTTATACCACCAAAGATTTCCTGTGTAAGGAAATCTCGATTCTTATCTATAAGCTTTTTGCTTCTTGCTGATTTACTGGTATCTATATCATCAAACACAATGAGATCTGGTCTATACTTTCAGTCAGTAGCAGTATAGTTCTTTCATCTAGGAGACATACCCAAAGACATACCAGACAACAAACATTCGTTCTCTGTTATATACTTACTCTTACCTTTTATCGTCTTACTCTTAAACTTAGTAGGATTCTCATCATAATATAGATGTCAGTAATCTCTAATAAATCTATCATTCTCGATAAAACTATTCGCAACATACATAAGATTATCTGTACTACCCTCTCCTGTATCAGAATACCACATTATATGTCTACGCTTCCTATTCGCTACGACATTATTTAGATACATCTGAGCTAATGTAGTTTTTGCAGAATATCTAAACGCCTCAAAAAAAACATTCTTTCATTCTTCGAGTGCTTTGTAAACAGGCAGAATAAACTCAGGCGTAGGGAATGTATAATAATTGGAAAAATAGTATCTACAATAACGGTATAGGTTCTTATTCATATAAGCCCTACGCAACTTCCTGTTATTCAGTATCTCTTTCTTTATATCTCCAATCATAATTGTTAGTACCAAAAGTAAAGTATAGTTACCTTTTAGATCGGCAGAGTATCAAGTATACTATACTTTTACTCTTTTCAATCTTCCAGTGCTTCCATAGTATCTATCATCTCTATTATCTCAGCCTCTTCATCCGACAACTTCTCGTTCATATCTATAGTAGAATGTATCTTACTTATAGTCAACGGCTCTCATAACTCACGCTTTACTGCATTCATTATCTCTATAACCTCGCTACTCTTTACCTCATCAGGTTTATATCACTCTCGCTTTCATTTCTTTGGGTTCTTATCCCTCTTCCATTTAATATACTCTACCCATTCTTTAGCCCTAAACCCCAGTTCGTTTAGCTTAGCTTTGAGCAATTCAACGGTATTCTTCTTCATGGCGTATAAATCCTCAACTGGAACAATATATTCGTCTACGCCGTCTTTTATTATCTTGTCTTTAGCTAACTCTGTAATCTTATCCAACATCTCTTGTTTCTCTGTAAACCATCAATTAGTATAGGTTTCGGTAGTCTTATCCCAGCTGTAGCCTCGTGCATTCATAAAATCCTTAACAACAGGAATATCTGAGGCAAAGAACTGCTTCTTTAGTGTTACCCTCTCGTTTTGCTTCATTTTCTTATACTCAGTTTTATTAGCCATATCGTTGTTTGACTTATACTAAAATAATGATATTACAACAATTCTTTAGTAACCACATATCATACCTTTACTCAGCGTTGGTTATCTATTTTTTTTATCCATCATTGAGCATATCGCTTATTTGCAATATATTTAGATACTTGATACCTATCTGCTATAGATTGTATAGTTGTGTAGATTATCATTTTTTAGTATAAGAAATAGAATTTTCGTCTAAGTATTGTTCTAGTAGAATACAATCATCTGCTGATGGTTTAATTATATATACAGACTCTCCGTCTATATTAGTATCTCATTCTTGATCAGATTGATAATCATCAGGATTATAAGTTGGAGCATCTAAGTAAGGTGCTAGTTCTGTTATACTTGTATCTAATTGTTCTAGTATAACACTCATTCAAGGTATCTCTATAGCTATAGCTTCAAGATTATCTTCTGTATCGTATCTTGATATTTCGTTATGTAAATATCTAAGAGCTATAGCGTCTTCGGTGTCTATATCCATTACTTTTACCTCTACATCATCATATCCCATTTTAGCTAGAGATTTTAATCTTCCGTGTCCAGCTATTACTATATTGTTCTTATCTACAATCACTTCATCAGTATAAGAGAACTTATCTATTATATTTGCCAATAAATCCACTTTCTTCTCTCAATGTATTTTGTTATTCAGTTCATACGGAATAAGTTTATCTATTGAAAGAATCTTTTTTTCTAAAGTCATTTGTGCTACTTTTCTTTCTGCCATAGTAATAATTAATGATTAAAATAATCCATCTTCTTTGCTTTATGTAATGCGCTAAGGTATGTCATATACTTATACAGCTCTATAATATTAGAGTTATTCTTCTCTGAGTAGTGTTTAACTCAAAAATCAATCCCATATTTATCCCTATATTCTTTGGCTCAATATCCAGTTAAATATGGAGATTGGAATCTATATAATCTATTAAACTTTCATCAAGCTAACCATCAAGTGCTATCTATAGAATAGAATGGATATTTAGCCATTAGCTTTGGATTTGTCATTCCTCGTCAATGGCATTTAGTTTTTAAGTTATGTTTATTAATATACCAAAAACAATAATCCAAGAATTGTTTAATTTTCTTTGGTTTGTTTGCATAAGGAACCATTCATCATAACCCTATATAATCATAATTATGAACATAATGCTCAAAGAATTTTTTATCACTTCATAAATGGTAAGTAGGTAAGGGAGATAATCCTCTTCTTTCTAACTCTTCTTGGTTCTTTAATGTAGAGTCTCAATCTCAGATAACATCAAGATTTGCATATAACTCAAGATATTGCTTATTCTCTTTAATGAATTTCTCGTAATCATCTATAGAGATAGAGGTTCATTGCGTCGCCGCAGAGAAAGCTCAACTATCAAGAAAGAACTTTTTATTGAATAACTTATAGTCGTGAGCTAATCATTTATTTTTAACGGCAAGATAGGTTTCAAGAAAATTACATTGAGCTAATGTAGCACTAGGTAATAGTGGATATGCCTTCTTTCCTGTACTATATCAAGCTAAGTATAATTTCATATTTGCTTTATTAAATCATAAATTACTTCTTTTTTCTCAAGCCAAATATAATTTCATTATTTATTTTTGTAAACATTTTCTTGTGATAAAGCATATCCTTTTGCTTCTTCCCATAATTCATCTGAATACAATGGGTCTTTAACTCATTGTCCTATAAACGCTAGATTTCTTTCTACAGAACTACCTGTTTTATAATTAGGTACTTCTCCTCAATCGTAATCTGTCCAAGTTAATGCGTAATCTACTCATAGCTCTATTCATTCTTTTAAGATAGTATTCTTATCTCCTCATAAGAATGGAGCATAAATAGCTACTTTTTCATAATTAGCTAATCAAGCTATTCTATTTAATGCTTCTATAAATACTGGTCTACAATCAGGATATACATCATGATCTCAATCGTGTACTCATAAAGCTACTTCTTCAGCTCAAATATTAACAGCATATCAGATAGCTATACTCGCCATAATCATATTACGATTAGGAACAACAGTCTTCTTCATATTGTCGTCAGCATAATGTCATTCAGGCATAGCTATATCACTCGTCAATGCTGAGTTTGATATAAGTTCGGTTATGCTTGTAAGGTCTACAATCCTATGAGGTACTCATAATTTCTCACAAGATTTAGCTGCATACGACAATTCTTTTTTGTGTTTTTGTCAGTAATCAAAAGATACAGCAAAAACTTCTTTTCATTCGGCTTTCAGTTTGTATAGCAATGTTGTGCTATCCATTCATCAAGATAATACGATTACGCTTTTCATAATAATGTATAAAATATAAAAGTAGGTTTATAGTCACTATATCGACTTAATTCTCATAATAGAAGTCTATCCATTCATCTCATTTCTCTCTACAATATATATCAGGAGTAAATGATGATTGCTTAAACTTAAATAATATTCAATAATCTATTTCTCTATCAATAGGCATTTTACTTTTTACCCAAGATAAAGTCTCTCAAGTATCAGTCAATTCATCAAAAACAAGAATATTGTCTGTATCTATATCAGGCATATAATGTATTTGTAATGAGCTTTGATTTTTCCCTATATAACTATTTACACATATAGTTCTAATATCTTTTATTCAAAGCATATCAGCAATATAATATCAAGGGATTAATGCTCATTTAGTTATAAGTATAAGAGTTTTATATTCTTTTCACATCTTTTTTACTTTTTCACAAAATTCTTTACATAAATATTTCAGTTCTTTAGCTGATACAAATAATTTTTTCATTATATTTTAGATAAATAAGATAAGCGAGATCAGAGTTTTTGTTTTTTATGTAATATATGCATATTATAAATAGATTATAAAATTAAACACCTCTTTTAGCTCAATCCCACATTATATTTTGAGCTCTAATCGTTACATTAACTCCTTTAGATAGAATATAATCAATCGTATTTTCAAACACTTTAGTGTTCTCTTCTTTCGTCACTCATTCAGGCATAAACCAAATCATATCCAATGGGATAATGTCTTTATATGTCTCTAATACATAATCAACATCTTCTTTTGTTAAAAATACAAACTTAAATATAGCTTTATTTGTTGCGACTAATTGTTTCAAAACAACAGGATTAAATGCTATCTTTGTTTCATTATCAGAACTAGGTATTTTAGGACTACAATTATAATAACATCATTTCAATCTTTTATCTAATACAGGAATAGTTCAATTTGTTTCTATTTGTATATTCGTAAATTCATCTCAATATTCTTCTATAAATTGTCATATAGTTCTTTGTTGGAGTAATGGCTCTCATCAAGTAAAGGTTAGACTTTTACAGATATTAGTGAGTCCTTTTTCTCTTTGAGATTCTATTATACGAGTATATAATTCTAATCAATCTATATTTTCGCTTTCATAATATTCCTTTTCATCTTGTTTTCGTGTGTACCAAGCATCGCAATTTTCTACTAAGTAGTTCTTAGCAAAGAAATTTCAAGTAGTTGTCTGGATATCATAGACATCTTTCTCCTTAATATTTTCTATTACCTCAGTAACTAAAACATTACTAAGTACATTCCTTTTATCTTTAGGTATTTTTCTAGTAATTTGTATAGGTATAATATCAAAGAAAGTGTTAATATTATTCTTACCTGTTATATAAAACTCTGATGCTCTTGTTACTGGTTTTATGTCACTTGTAACTATTCAAAACTCAAAAAGCATTCATTTTAATCTTTTTAGTATATTCTGGTCTTTCTGTGAAAAAGATATCTGATTTCTTCACGTATGTCATTCCGCATCATAAAATCAAGCTATATACCCTATAGCACTTTCTCTTGTCTCTATAGGTTCTAAGACTTGATTTATAACTGATTTTTTTCAGGTAGTTACTCTATAAATCGTTTTTCCGACAATAGTTTTTCTACTACTCTCTGTTATACTTACATTGCCTCATAAAAGATTGATACAGTACTGAATAGCTTCGGCAAACTCTAAGTCACATACTTGAAAATACAAATGACTATTACTTATATTACCATCTCATACATAAGCTCATTTAAGATAACCACGAGCAAATTGTTCATCCAACTTAATTTTAGAATGATATCAATGGAAATATTTTATATGCTCTCCCTTTAAATCCTTAGCCATACATCTCTGCGTTCGCTTTTTACCTGTACGTCTGTTAGTATAGAACATATGATCTGGAGTACATTCAATCTTGTCGCCATTCTCAGTCACTATAGTAACTGTTTTACTTTTACGAACAAAACCTTTTTCTACTCAGCTCTCTGTTATTTTTTGGTCTTTATGAGAAAGAACCTTATCTCCTATTTGGAGTTCCTCAATGTTTTTCCAACCTCCATCTGATAACATTACGGGAGTACTTCCCACAAAGCATCGACTACAAGCAAGATTGCAATTATTGAGTCTAATAAAAGTAGTTGGCTTTCATATAAAAGTTCATTCTCATTGTATTGTATGAAAAACTCAATCTCAACTTAACTTAAATTTTCAAGGAACAAACATCTTATTTTTCTTCTCCTCTTCAGTTGGGATATATCCTCACTTTGTATCACTTGCTTTTAATATCACAGCCATTTTTTAATAAACATATATCAAATAAAAACTCATAATATTCAAACCACTCAATTTATATGTCAAGGAGCTGGTAATGGAAGTTTTAATAAGGCAAAAATCAATCATAGAACAGTTCAAGCAACTAAAGACAATAAAGTTTGCATTATATTTTAAGTAAAGCTAAAAACTCTTGTCTTGATTGACTACTATCATCTCTAAAAACTCAAGAGAGATTACTTGTTACTGTATCACTACAAGGGTCTTTTACTCATCTCAGCTTCATACAGAAATGTTCTGCTTTAATAATAACAGCTACATCTTCAGTCTCTAATACATCTACTAAGAAATTATGTATCTGCATAGTTAATCTTTCTTGTACTTGTGGTCTACGAGCAAAATAATCGATTACTCTTGCAAATTTAGATAATCATACAACCTTATCTTTTGGGATATATGCTATATATGCTTTTCAAATAAAAGGTTGAAAATGATGTTCACATAAACTTTGTACTTGAATATCTCTAACTAACACCATTTGGTCATAACTTCAGTCATTTGGAAATACTGTTATTCTAGGTGGTTCAGTAAATAATCAATTACAAGTTTCATCAATAAACATTTTAGCTACTCTTTTTGGAGTATCTTTTAATGAAGCATCAGTTAAATCTAAATTCAATTCTTTCATAAATTGTGAAAATATATTCTCTAATTTGCTTTTATCTCACATTATCGTTAGGAGAATATAAAACATAACTTGTCGGAGTCTCTCGTAATTTAATACCTTGCAACCTTAGATTAGATTTATATACATCATCAAACATAGGATTTAATATATCAAACAGATGTTTTGCTATATTCTCTGCTGTGGGAATAAAAGAAACCTCAATAGCTTTCATTCACATATTTTCTGCTAATTCTCATATAGCATCTCAAACATAATACATATATCAATGGTCTCGGTTTTCATCTACATAACCATTAGCTATATTTTTTATATCAGAAAAATCTATAACCATTCACTCTTCTGATTTACCTTTTTCTTCTATAATATCTCATTTCATAATAATTTCTGCTTTGTATCTATGTCAATGGAGATTTCTACACTTGCTTTTATGGTTTGGTACTCTGTGTCACATATCTCGTTGAATTTCTTTTGATATTAACATATATAGGAATTAATATATAAATATATTATACTTAATGATTTTGTTTATAAAAGCAAATTATTTTATTCTTTACTATCTCCTTTGCCTTCTGTTTCCATTCCCAGCCTCATTTGTCCTGATGACACTTCCTACATAATAGGATAAGATTCGCAGGGTCGTACATTCTATTCTCTGTGTTATGTTTGCCACCTCTTCAAAAAATGTGGTCTGTATCTTGTGCCTTTACTTTATTACACCATTCACATATAGGGATATTGAATACACTAGGTGTTATTCATCTGCTCTCAAAAGCTATCCTTACATACTCTTTCATATAACGTGAACGATAAATAAATATGATAGGTATATCATAACATAAGATATTAGTACATACGCTATCACTAAGAAAATCTCTAGGTAAATATTCTTGCTTTGTATGTAGTAAGTTTTTTGTCAAGAACTATTAACTCATGTTCTTATATCGTGACCCTTTTTTATTAACCTCTGTATACAAATCCTACCATAATCTCAATAGGTGTGTTTTAATAACTTCTTTGCTATCCCTACATTAGATAACCTTAACAAAGTAAGCACTCTTTTTTCTTTTGTCATTATATATATAAAGTATAAAGCAAAGTTTACATATATACACTATAACACTAAACATACTTTATATATACAAAAAAAATAATCAAGCCGTTACTCACATAATGGCTTGACATATCTTATTTCAGTTTTTTGACATCTACATTTACTCCCATCCGGATACACTCAATCATATCTACATACATACTCATACAATACTCAATCGTATATTCAATAACAACTATTTTCGTACGAACTCGTTCTTATATTTATTACGAACATTATAACCATAAAGGCGATTACCAATAATACCACGCTCATACCGTATTTGGTACGATCTCCAGCATTGGTCAATCTGTCGTTTAGCGTCTTTAAAATTTGGGTCATCTATTAGTCGGTTTCGTCAATGTAAATCGTTTCGTTGGCATACTCAGAACGCATGACCATTATCTCATTCTGCTCATGGTCTAAATCCACTCTCTGCTCTGATAGTCAAAACAAAATCAAAGTCTTGTGAGATCGCTCGTGCGTATGCTACTAGAGAATTTGTGTATACATCTCAATGGATGTAATATGGTATAGGGTCGTTATACCATTCTTCTAGCTGTTCTATCTGTTCTTGTGTGTGTGTGACAGCGTTAGTCTGTCATAGTATCAATAAGAGTAATAATCATATGATGACTAATCTCATAGGTCTATTAAGATACAAAAACTAATCGAGCTGTTTGGCTACCATAGTATTACTGCAAGGACTATAATATAAGTATATAATATACAACAATCAATACATTATTGTTTAGATAATATAAAGGTTATCACTTAAACTTCTCTAGCTCTTTTATTATCTTCTTGAAAAATAATATATGCTCCTCTTTAGATTTCCACCTTTCACTTCGTCACTTTACAAGTATGTGGTTTGTGGCTTCCTCGTTTACTTCTATGTGGATAGTATCTCGACTATCTCAATCTCAGATGTTCTTATAATATATGCTCTTCGATTTCTTCATAATAGTATATAGAATATAAAAGTTAGTTTTTAATATTTTTTTTAATATGTTCAGCAGCCAAATCAAAATATAGGCTATCCAATTCTGTTCATAACCCCTTACGACCATTATTTACAGCAACATAAACAGAAGTTCAACTTCACAAAAACGGATCAAAAACAATATCACCTTTTTTAGTAAAAGTCTTAATAGAAAGTGAGGGCAAAACCACAGGATAAGGAGCCGTGTGACCAAATAAATTCTCTCACTTACTATTTATTTTAATCACAGGTCAAAATTTTTGTATATTGTTTTTTATCATTGGAGTTATAGACAATCTTAGTTTTCACGGTTTTTTAAATATAAACATATGTTCATAACAATTTGCTGGCTTTTGATAATATGGCGTAAAATTTCCATCATTCTTATGTCTATTACTTTGTGTTTCTCACTTATCCCAAATAACATTATCCAACAATTCAAAACCTGCTTTTTTAAAAGCAAGGATCATATAAGCTCACAGAGCAATTCTTTTTTCACCCATTTTAGACTTAACAAATGTATTTGGATTATCAAAAATATCTCAAATATTATAAAAAAACACACCTCCATCAACCATTACATCAAATGAAGATTTACATATTTTATACATATCATTTAAATAATTATACAAATTCTTCCATTGAGAATACTCTCTAGCATTATAATATGGAGGAGAGGTGACCATACCATCAATTGAGCTCTTAGGCAACTGTTTTAAATAAGATAAACAGTCTGAATTTTCTATTCTAAATGAACTTAAATCATCTATTTTGATTGTTTTTAATTTTTGTGATCATTCATTATCATAAATAAACTTATTTACTAATGCTCCATCTATAAAATCTATAAATAAGTTAGGTTGGTAAGCATCAATTGGCAATACCCCAAAAACACTATCAAATATAATATTACGACTTATATTTAAATCTGAACAAACATTGGATTTCTCAAAATTTAAAAACAAAACATTTCATCAATCATACGAATAATATCTTATAAGCATTTCATATAAAGAGTTGTATGATGATTCCGAAACGATATCCCTTCTCCATTTAGAGATTAAATCTTTTGATATAATATTAGATCTTAAATTACTAGCAGCTCACATCTGCATATCATTACTCCTAGCTGAATAACGTTTTCATCTATTAGTCTTACTACGATCAGAACATAAATTATTTTTACATTCCCAACTTTTTATACCTATAGATGTATAAGAATTACCAGATATCTTTAAAGAAGCACATACAGGACAAGGGATCATTCTATCATCAACTTGATGTTTAACAAAAATCAATAAAAGTTCATTTTTATTTTCAATAAAAGCTATTTCCTTAGTATTTTCAAAACAATTATCAGATTTTAGAATAATACAATCAACGAATTGAAAGCCATTATACATATATTTAAAATAATCTATTTCACCCTTTAGTAAACTCAAACCGCAAAAACTATTCAATTCTCAAATATTTAGATTTCATTCAAAATATCCTTTCAACTTATTTTTATTTTCAGCTGTATTTCATAATCAATATCTATGTTCTAAATAATCAATACAGATTTCCTCAGATTTATAATATTGTCATTTTTCACCATATGAAATAAAGTTTTCTGCATAAATAGTCAAATAAGAATATAATTCCCATTTTATATTTATGTTATTATCTATAATATTGTCTATCTTAACCACTAAACTTCTATGGTTATTAAGATCTGAATAAATTTTACCAAACAATCAAAAACAATATGAAATAAATTCACTCTTAGATCAAAACTTATTGAATAACTTCTGGTCTAACTTAAATATTACAACATCACTTAAACTGTTTCAATCATTCAGTATCTCATCATTATATAACTTATTAAACAAATTGACGGCTTCCATATATGGAAGTTTCTTTTTATAACCTATACAAATAGACTCAAACCTTCCCAACAATTCTAATGAATTATTCTTTTCTAAAATAACCTTATTATCTTGGAATATATCATAAATACTTCTATTTTTATATTCAACATATTTAAGAACCTTAGAATAAAGGAAATTAATATAGTCAGAAACTCTTTTCTTATTGTTATTTTTTATTGCATCCTGCAAGTTTTCAAAGAATATATTTTTACAATCAACTATTTTTTGGAAATTATCCTTTCTATGATCTATAACCAATTGTTTTAAATTTATCTTCTTTATTTTTGGATCTATAATGGCATCTAAATCATTTTTATAGCCATAATCAAGAGATTTTTTAAGAACTATTTTTTCTTGTCTTCCCAAAAAGACTCCTGTAGTAGCGTGTATATAGTTTGATATATCTTTTACATCTTCTGAGAAACCATTATATGCATCAACAATTATAGCATCAAAAATAGATATATTAACATCCACATCACAACATCATTTCAAAATATTTATATATTCACTAATATTAATATTAATATCATTATCTTTCAAAAAGATTTCTACTAAATCTCTGCTATTTTTCATATGAAACTTGGAGGTAAAATATACTCTACTTTTCCAGACAATCAGACCGCTCTTCTATTATAGCTTCGTATTGGGATACCACGGACAAAGTCATATCAACACCACATTTAGAACATTGGAATGTTGCTCCTCCTAATCTCAAAGGATTTACAATTCCCTCACACTTAAAACAATAATATTGTCTTATACATTTTCCATTATCCATGCTGCTTGTATAAATTATAAAGATGTTGTTACCATACCTCCCATCAATATATTGGTATTTCCTTATCCACTTTGCTTGATATATTATCATAACATCAAGTTCAATTGTACTCGTGATTGAATATGAATCATCACTTACCTTCGCAATACTCTTCAAAAGACATATCACAATTGTCAATCTTCTTAGGCAACATATCTTCTGGTCACACAACTACTATCATAACAACAGTGGCTATCATTCATAACAAGAAGCTAAACACTATGATATGTGATTTGTTCATATCTTACTTAATTAGATTATAAAGATATTCTACTATGTCTTCTCGTTCAGTTCATCACTCAAGAGGGAGTGGTTTATGTAATCAGTTCTCGAACCATAGTGCAAATAGTTCTAATACTATTTCTTCTCTCTCCTCATAATCTACATAGACTCTGTATATATACTCCAAAGCATCTCATATCCTTATAGGTTCTATCTCTTGCTTAGTACCTCACTTTGATTTTATGCAATATACCATTGTACTTTCTGTAGGTATCTTCTCGTAGATCGCTTTTATCTTGTCTTCTTGTGTTGGTGTAGTCATCTATTTGGCATTAGAAAATAAATCATAATTTTCGTATATGTTCCCAACAACTATATAATCTTCTATTTTATAATCCATGCTTATCTCAGCATTTCAAAAATCATAAGCCAGCACAAACATTCATTTTTGGAATACAACTCACATAATATTACTATTTCATGTTTCCATCAAATCTCACTCATACACATCTTTTCAATTCTTATCTTTTAGTCAGGTGTATTGTAATAATACTCCACTAGATATATCTCTTTGGTCTCCATCAGATAGCCATACAAATCACTCTATGAAGTATATTTCTTCTACAGTATGCATTCATCATACACTTCGGAATTTGAATTTAATTTCTCTAGTCATCTATTGGTTGGTTGGAGGTAAAATATACTCTACTTTTCTTTACCTATTCCTATGATAGGTAAACACTGCTTTACTTTACAAAGGGTAAAAGGTTATTCTCAAGACCAAGCTAATTCTTAGTCTTTCTCTTTTGTTCTTTCTATCAAGTTATCTATTTGTTTACTAGCTAACTCAAAACTCATATTCTCTATAATATCATTTTCTTCTTTTGTTATACACTTATGATAGTGCTTATCCAAAGTTCTTATATAAGACAATAGATTTTTTATAGATATCTTTTGTCTAGCTGTGGCTTTCATACTCGCATAAACAAAGGGTAAAAGGTTTACTTCTTAATCTTAATATCTTTTCATAACATCTTACATACTTCTTCTAGTGTATATTCTTCTACTTCCTTCGATACATCTATACCAGTGATAAACTTAAATCATTCAGCATTGAAGTGAGGGATGTTTAGATATTCTTGTTTTTGTGATGTCGTCAATCAATCTCGCATCTTCTTGAACGCTGTTTGGTATCTTGTAGAAGGGTCTTCTCCACTATCAAACTCTAGTCTGTGATATAACTTAGGTATCTTATGATATTCTTCCTCAGTTAATTGTACATTGAATACTCTGTATTTCGGTTGTTGATATCAATCTACCTCACTATTTTCAGCCCAACAAAAGTAGTTTAGCTCTGTCATCCTTAGGTTTTTACAGTAGTGACAGTTGTAACAGTAGTTACAGTTGTAACAGTTGTAACAGCAGTTACTGTTGTAACAGTAGTTACAGTTGTAACAGTTGTAACAGTTGTGACAGTTTTTACAGTTGTTACAGTTGTTACAGTTGTGACAGTTTTTACAGTTGTGACAGTTTTTACAGTTGTTACAGTTGTAACAGTTGTTACAGTTTTTATTCGACATAATCTATAAGTTAGTTGTAAAAGGTTTATATAGGGACAGTCAAATCCCACCTCTCCATGCCTTACAGTACCTCGAAGTTAATGGAGATGTTTGCTAGCTTCTTCCTCCAAAGTAGTCTGGTCTGACTGTCCTTATTTAAAGGCAAGATGCTATCCTGCTCCTACGGTTATTAATAATCGTATATTGGAATTATTGATATATAGTTTACACCACCATGCATTAGCTCCTCTATTAGCTCATCATTAGTCATTTCGTCTGATGATATATTATCATATTTTATACTTCTGCTAGTTACTATTCGATACTGTAATTCCATCTCTCTACATTACAAAGTAAATAGGCAGGTATATCGTTCCTGCCAGACGGTTAATAATTAGCTCTATTGTATAATACAATATCACTATCTAGTAGTGCATGACATAGAGATATTTGTTCAAAATCTACTGAAGCCTCTACACAACTTGTGAAATCGTATATAATAGCTTCTGCCTGTCTTATTTGCTCATCTTTCTGCATACTCATTCAAAAGATTGCAAGAAGGACAAACAAATAGGCAAATAATCAAGCTACGAATTGTCGAGTCTGTCATCTCATCTTAAATCGTATGAAAAAGACGAATGGTGCTGTTAAAATAATTATTCATAGTAATAACATAATAATATATAATAATAATATAAAGCTAATCTATTTTTTCTTCTAATTCTTCCCATGTTTCTATAGGTTTTTCTTTTTTCTTTACTGGTCTATCTAGTATATATCTATCCTTCCTGCGTTTTTCTTCCCTTCTTTCATCTTTCATTCTCAAGTAAGGAAATTAACATATTTATTTCTACATCTAATAGACAACCTATAAAACCCATGATATCGTGGTTCTCTATGTATTTATCGATTATCTTAGTAGTACAACGAAAAACATCATCTATACCATATGGTCATTCACATTCTGATGATGATTCTTCTAATTGTTCTTTTTTCATAATATATAATAATAATATAAAATAAATTGTAACTATAGTATACTTTTATATGGTTCAAAATCAAGTGTTTTATGTGATTTGTAGATTATGTAAATCTACCCATAACTCAAACTTATCTAATATATGTTTTTCTTCCTTTATTATTCATTTAACAATTCTTGCTAATATACTAGCTATTCATAAACAATTATAACTTACTCACTTCAATGTACATTTTTCTTCATCTGCTTCATCATCAGAGTATCGTTTTTGTAAGTATAAGTCCAGTTCGTACTGTGGTATAAAGTTGTATATGACAAAGAACTCTGCCTTCATGCGACAATCTATAAGTCTAGATACATTGCTACTCTCACAGGCTTCTGCTATCTCCTTTCTTGTTTTCATATTATCTACTCACATTATCACTATATCCATTCACTCTACATACTCTGCTTTGAATAATCATTCTATAGTTTTTATCTCAACTCAAGTAAATTGCTTAACATTCTCTTTTAATGATTCCAACTTTCATTTTCATAACTGGTCTTCCCTATAGAATTGGGTAGCTATATTATGATTCTCTAATTCATCAAAATCTATTACTGTTATATCTATTATACCCATCTGTGCTAAAGCATATGTAGTCGTGCTTCATATTCATCAAGCTCATACTATCAGTACACTCTTTTGTCAATCTATTTCAGGGTCGTATATATCTAACTGGTTACGGTGTCTTTGTGTCATCTCAACAATAAATAATAAAATTAATCAAATAGGTTGTTATATTTATCCCAATATTTCTTTTTGCTTTTTGTAAATCATCATTCTTTATTATGATTTGTATTTCAATAATATCCTCAAACTATATATTCTGATTTCTCAATCTCATTATCTTTTAATTCTTTGATTTTTGTGTCATAAATATTTCATCAAAAAGCAGATATAATCTCGTATCTATCTCTATCATACTTTTTAGTAAGCGATTCTCTTTTTTTAGATAATAAAGAAACCTTACTATCTTCTACTATATCCTCCACCTCTGTAGAATCTAATCACATAAGTAAATCTCATAGATAATCATTAACATCAGAGAAATCTATACTTCAAATGTCTAATGACTGCTCTTCTTGTAGATGTACTTCTTTCAACGATTCTAAAGCAGTTTCTAAGGACGAATAATCTTCAACCCTATCTCTCATAATCTCATCAGGACTATATTGTTCTACCTCTATTCGAACATTAAACGCTAATCTTGTTGGTATAAACACATCTAATCAACATTTATAATTCATCTTACCTCATTGATAAGAAGTAACAACAGACCACCAATGCTTTGTATTTCAATCATTAAATCAATTTCTTGCTTCCCAATCTGTTTCACTCCAAAATACCGCCATATTGTGATGGCTGTGTAATCGGCAATTCCATTCGTGCATATTTAGTGGGTCTACTTCCATAATCTTTTCAGCTATAGAATCTAACCCCTCTTTTGTCATCTCTGTATTGCTTGCAGAATTCTCCTGTTCACAAAACAATATATCGCTTAGTAGATAATATCAATCTTTTTTCTCTACTTTTGCAATACCACTCCATTCTTTGTTTGGGTGGTCTTCGTGTAATCTAGCTATTAATTCATTCATATATCAACTAACCTTCATAGTTACTGATACATCTATTTCTTTTATTGCTCATGTGTTTTTTTTCTTTCACATACTTGTATAATTTATTAAATTAAAGGATATTTATGCTGTAAGTAATTGCTGTGCAGTTACTTTATGATCTATAGCTTTTATAAAACTATCTGTAATGGCGTTTGTATCGTTTTTAGGAGCTACATACTGCTTATATAATACATCATTATATATCATATACTTATCCCATATTGATTTTCATTTTGCTCTTTCTTGTACTTTACCCATAATCCACATATAGTCATCTGCTTTTTTTGATGGTACGCTTCTTGCTACTCTTTCAGGGGTAGAATTTCAAAGTAATTGGTACTCGTTTCTTAATTTTTCTATATCTAATTCTATATAGGTAAGATTATTTAATTCGATTCAAACGATACTAACTCAATCAACAATAATTTCTGTTTCTTTTATTTTAGCACTAAGCTCATCTTGTATAGATTGATCTAATTTTGGTTTATGATTAGACACGAAAGAATCTCTACTCTGGTAGACACTATCTGCATAATAACTTTGTAAATATTCTAATATTGCATATCAATATGCTATATAGTCTTGTGCTTTATATAACTTAGATAATATTGTTGCGTATTCTCAAAGACAACAATCTCAAGAAATATTTATATGAGGGTGGTGGTATACTCCACCTACATCAACTACAGTATTCTTAATATTCAAGGAATAATTAATTAGATCAATATATATTTTATATCTTCATAATGGGTATTTAGAATCTCATTCACTATATATATTTCGTGTATATATAGTTATAGATTTGTTAGGTATGAAAATAACTTTATCAACTAAATTATGTTTTTCTAAAATACTTGATAGGTTTCTGATATTCTCATATTGTTTATCTACCTCTGTCTCCAAATCTTCAGACAAAAAATCTCATAATTTTTTAGCGTTCTCCATAAACTCTCTTAATGATAATCTATATAGATTATTGATTTCTTCTTCTTTGTATTTTCTATTATCTTCTATCCTTAATCTAATGGTATTCTTTATCTTCATATCTATAACCTCTTCAAGACTAACTACATCAGACCCAGTCAATAATGATTGTGGAACTCAAACAATAGTTCATTCAATATTTTTAACATAAACCGTCTTTCATCAGCTAAACATTACAGCATATTGACCTTCATATCATATACATTCTACATATTCAGACGCAAATTTACTCATATCAATAGCAACATTCCCAATTAATCTACATATTTCCTCTCCACTCTTAAATTTCAATATCTCTCATTTATCAAACAATGGGTCTTCGTGTACATATATAGTTTTTATTTTTTGTAATAATGGTTCTCGTAAATATAGTTCTGTATCTGTCCATATATAATCTATATCTATTCATCTTATAGTTCATAAGAAACTTCAACGTATTCTATTTCAATCTTTGGTGTAAAGAATAATATTGTTTCTAATAATGAATCATGATATAGCAACAGCTAAACTTTCATTCCTAGCATTATCAAAATCTTCTATTCATAAATGATTTTTAATAAATCATTCTATAGATAATAAGGTATCTTTGAATTTTGGGGATATGTGAATATGTGCCATACTTGCAAAATATTAACTTGTAAAAAAGAGGTGTGGTTACACCTCTAGTAATCTTCTTCTATTCTTTCACTAATACCTTTATAAAATATCTTATAAGATTCTCAATTTAATGCGACATCTCATAAACTAACTTTCTCTCATTCTGAATCTATAATTCAAGCAAAACGACTCATAGATACATTCTTTTTATGTAATTCACATTTAACTAAGTCTTGCAATAGAGAACCTTCAGAAAAAGCTATCTTTCAATCATTTACATTAATTTCTTTATTGGCTTCCTGCAGATCAAAAGAAGCAAAATACACATCTTTTTCTTTTACTTCTTCCGTACCTCACTTAATTTTTTCTGTAGAAATTAATAACATATCTCAATCATCTACTTGTGTGTCAAGAGATATAATAGAGCCATTTCTCTTTACATCTGTGATAGAATCTACATTAAACCCACCTTCTACGAGTGCATCTAACGCAGTACCTCAATTTTCCAATACTACAGATACTGGAGAACTACCTAATTTTACAATGTTTACAGTTGTCATAATAATAATAATAATATAAAATAAATTGTTTTTATACTGCCAATACAGTTGTAACATATAAATATAGAGATAATCGAATTATAGCACCAATACCATAAGATAACTTCTCCGTATAAATAAACTGATATAACTTGTGAAGAAGCTTTATTCATAGTACTAAAATAAGAATATTCATACTTATACATTACAGATAAAACTTGTTTATGAGATAACTTGCTCCTTGTGTTTTTTTGGATTGTAAGGCTATCAATCTCTTATCTCAACTACATTCTTATTATACGGGTTATTATATCAAAATCAAGTCTTTTTTATCTTTTATCTAATTTTAGATATAATCAATGAGTTTCTTGGTTCAATCAAAGCTCTCTTCTTGTTCAAACAACAAAATTTACATAATCTTTTCAATTCCTGCTTCTTTTTATCGATTCTCTTGGTATATCATCAAGACAAATCTGACATATAACTATATCTTTATTGGTGCTACTCTCTTTTCAACTACCAATATACACTTTGTTTCTCACTACCATAATTTATCATCTATATATTAAAGTCTTTTTGCATCTGCTAACATACCAATACGAGCACTATTTGCATAATCTCAATATCTTCTAGCACTCCACAACTTATCGTTTATTCAGTCAATAAGATTCTTTTGTAGTTCAACTTCTGTTATACTCAATCTTAGATCTGTATTTATTAGTTTTGTGGTCGCTAAATCACTATTCATTTGTTGCCTTAATTGATTAAATAACCTGTCTTTTTCTATAGCAAGCAATCTTTCGTTACTATTCAATAAGAGTTTTAGCCTCCACACTTCATTTGCTAAATGATATATATTAACTTCTAATTCTCATATACCCTCTTGGGTTATTTCTTTATCTAGCTCCTCTACATATTTATCTATTTCATTTACCAATTCTTTAGTTTCTGTTATATCTATTTCTGTGAGCCTTAAAGAATTTCACATACAAAAATCATTAGAAAATAAATTATTCTTCAAATATTAGTCATGGTATATCTATTCATATTTTCAAACTATTCTTTATCTCTTTTTGTTTTGGCGTTATCTCCATATCTTTTATGTTTCGATACTGTTTTGGTAACAACTCCCAGTCTACCTTTATAATCTTTTTGTTGTAATTTACTCATCTCTGCACTTTTTGGATATTTGCTTCTTGTGCAATAGTCATTTTCTCGACTTCAGCTTCCTCCTTTCAATCATTCTCTATTGCTAACTTATCCATTTCAGCCTGTTGTTTTCTTTTCTCTTCTTCAATAGCTTCATTATAAGCTATCTGCTTTTTGTTTAATAATTTTTCAGATCGCTCCACAGGTTCTATCAATATTTTAGCTTTTGCATTTATCTGTTTAACTATATCGTTGTATGGTTTTACTAAGTCTTTTCTTGTTTTCTCTATATCTATTCTGCACTTACTCAATATATTCTTTAGTATTTCAGATTGCATAGCGTCTTGCCTATCCTCTATATTCATACCACTTTTTTCAATAGCTTCTTCTATAGTAGGATTCATATATATATTTAACTGTGCCAGTTCCTTAATCTCTTTATTCATACTTGTATAATTTTACATAACTAAAAATAATCAATGTTTTTTTGCTTTATTTATCCTCTCAAAAGTTATTCAATCCCATAACAACATATCCATAGCTTTACTCTCCAATACCCTATTATCTCTTGTGCTTGAATTAAAATAATAGTAAACAATATTTCATTTATCTTTAATATCTTGAAACATTACACAATATCTATAATTCATCAAATCTACAAAATAGAATTTAAAGGTAATGATTGTAGCCAGTCAGCCTTTATTACACATTTTCTTATTGTCTCTTCGTTCTCTGTTATTATATCATCAGATCGCTCAAACTTAATTATATTTACATCTCATTCGTCTACTGGTATCTCTATAACTTTCCAATCTAGTTTCTGTAATGTTGTTTTATACATAACATATTGATAGAATCTAATAGATTCTCAATACTTTTCTTTTACCCTATCCTTTGGTGTTATCTTAGAAACAAACTTATAATCTCATCATCAATTTTCTCGTATTCAATCAACCTTAATCTTTAATCAATATCATCTATAGTCTGATAAACTGTATTTTATGGTCTTTTCTGCAACATTTGGTTTAGGATAATCTAATGCAATAAATTTATCTAGTGCATTATTAAATCTTTTCTCAAAGTCTATATCATCATATATCAAACTACAATTTTCTTTTTCAAAATCTCTTTTCATTTCATGTAAGTATAGTTCTTTATTATACACACCGTCTATTGCTCGATTCTCTAAAGATTTATGAAGATATACTCATACTTTCATATATGGGTTAAATCAAAACTCCCAAACATTTTTGACATATCATTTATACCAAGCGAGGTTATCTTTCTTTAACATAGATATAGACCAAGGAGAAAAATATATCATAATAAGACAATAAGATTAAAACTCTTCTACCTCATCTGATTTAATAGATTCAGCGATAGGATAACCTCACTTATATAGAATATCTAAATCTACCTTTCAAGCTAAGTTGGTTGCTTCTTTAATTTCATCACTAAGTTCCTGTTCTGTATCTCAGTTAGATACTGTGTACTTTGTTTCTAATCAGTCTCCTGTTCTGTTTACATACAAATCATATTTAGTTATATCTTCCTTTCATTCTATTTGTAATATATTTGCTATATTCTCTTGTATAGATTTTTGAGTAACGACAAGAATCTTTATTCTCTCTTCTTCGTAATCATAAATACAGAAAGCCCAAAAATGCTTCTCGTTCTCTTCTCCAGTTGGTTTTTCTGTTCTGTTTGGTTTCCTTTTAATCTCTCAATTTACTTCTTCTTCACTCCAATGCTCGTAACCAACTAAACATTCAGATACTACTCTAAATTTGTTTTTTCATTTTTTTAGTTTGTAAAATTCGTTTCCTGTTTCAGGTGCTTCGTAATTGTTTGGTAAGAATCACATAATAATTTAATCAAAATAATAAAATAGAGGGTACTATATATGAGATACCCTTTTTTCGTAATCACATTCTTCTTGTAGAGCTTTGTATCTCTCTACTGCTTCCTGTGCAACCTCTCGTGAACTAAATCCACATAATTCTGCATACTCATCTTTTGTGTAGTTTATGAAGTCCACATCTATATCCCCATATGTAGGAATATAAGCAAATACAATAAATACAAACAATGACTTCTTCTCATCTCGTCAATAAGATTTTAGCCTTCTGATATGAGAAGACGGGTTCATAAACTTCTTAACATTTGTGAGATACTCTGTTTTTGTAGAATTAAACATAGATACTTGTATAACTAGATAAAAAGATTTGTTACTGTTCTGGCAATGCGTTTTGATTTAATACCCAGTACGACTGGTCTTTCGTTTTCATTCCCAAATACATTCTTATTATACGGGTTATTATATCAAAATCAAGTCTTTTTTAGACTTTTTTTGTCTTATTTGGTTTTGGTCTATCTATTCATTTATATAATCTCTCATAGAGAGGGTCTCAACCATATAAACTATCTAATATACGCTTTGTTTTGCTATACATAGAGTTATTCCTCTTAATAGGAAATAGTGTACTGTAATTGATTCATACTACCTCCTTCACATACTCCATAAATGGTCTTCACTCCATAAATGATTGCATTTTCATATATCAATGTAATCTATTTCAATCTACCTTATAAACATTATTACGTCTGTTTGTCATCATCATAAACACTAATAAATATTTCTGCTCTTGGATTCTCCTTATCATATCCTCAAAATGTTTCTCTAGAATCTGGAATATACTCTACTGTATCGTCTCGTATCCTTCATAGCTCAACTATAGCATCAGGGAAGAACTTGGATATTACACTATGGACATTATTCAAGTCTGTTCACTTTCTTTTGAGATAATAAACATAGTGTATAGATATCTTTTTCTTAAATGGTTTTAATTCTACTATCTGTTCTGTTAAAATTCTCTTAAACCAACGCTTAACTTTATTTTTTAGCATATAGTGAGCGTCCCTATACCAGTTCATTCATAATAGGATAGTTTTATCCTTCTTGGTCTTATATTCTATAGTGTAATGTATTGGAGCTACTATTTTAATCAAAACGACCATAACAGATAAAAAGATATATTTTTATTAACCACAAGACTAAACATTGTAATTATACAGTTTCGTACTACAAAATCAAGTCTTCTTTTGTTAATACTAATTCACTTCATAATCTCCAAGCTCAAGCAACAAAATATATATCCTCCAGATCTCATCTTTCATCTATATAAGTTCAAGTTATATCCTCTACTACAGCTTTTGATATTATTTTTACTGGTATATATACGAGATCTCCTATCTCCATTATTTTTCTTGTTTAGATTGTAAATTTTTTATATAATTTACAGCATAATCAAACGACATATCTTTATTCATCTCTGATTTTAGCCGTTTTTGTTTTTCTCTGATTTTAGTTTGTATTTCTTTTTGCTGATTTAGTATAAGTCACTCTACATCATCAATCTTAGCAGGTAAAGCACTTATAATATCATACTTTGAGTGCAACTCTCACTCTATAAGAATATGAGAATTGTTATTTATCCAATCGTTTATTTCCTTTGGGGAGCTTTCAGAAATAAGTATTCTTCCATCTTTCAATAAGATATGCGTAAGCTGTTTTCGTTTTTTGATTTCCATTTTTATAAAGATAAATTAAAATTCTTTTGCTTCTTTTCATTTTTCTTTTTGTATATCTTGTTTACATATTTGCATCAATCAAGCTAATTCATAATATATCTTCTTCGGTCAGACTATCTTATGACTATGGTATTCGCTTTTGCTTACAATATTTAATATTATGTCTAATAAATTGGTAGCACTATATTTTCAATTTTCGACACTCTCTATTTTATTTACCTTATTCAGAAGTAATTTTCAATATCTACGCTGTTCTTTTACGGTTCAGTCAATTATTCAATTATTATATATCTTTATTCTTTCTAAAATATCATTTATGTCATTATTTCAGTAAACAGGAGCTTGCTCTAATACGATAGTATTATTATTATTAATATCATTAACATTATCATTAACATTAACATTATCATTATCAGTTATTTTTGTTATGTCTTTTATAACACTCTTATTATTTGTTATAACAGTGTTATTATTGGTTTTGTCTACTCACCACCTAGACTTCATTCATTTCTTACCAGCTTCACTTCTTTTTTTCTTTTCTTCTTGCCATTTCTTCTTATCTTCATCTAATTGTTTTTTTATTCTCGGAAATATCATTCTTATAACAATGTTATCATTAGTTATAGGTTTTCAATTTTCGTGGTCTAAAATAGCTTGAAATAATATTCATTTTTCTTCGTTTGTCATTTCTTCTGTATAGTCTATCCAATCAGTGTAGAAAA